GCCATTTTTTTGCCACAAAATCAGAAAAACAACGGAAATATGTATAAGAGCTGCGATGTATGCTCGTGTCTCAACAGAGCATGAGGCGCAAATCAATGCGCTGGAAAATCAGTTGGAGTGGTATAAAATCGAATGTTCCCGGCATTCGGACTGGGAAATCGTGGAGGTTTATGTAGACCAAGGTATTACCGGAACGCAAGCACAGAAGAGGCCGGAGTTTTTGCGCATGATGGAGGATGCCCAGAAGGGAAAATTTGACCTTATTATTACTCGCGAAGTGAGCCGCTTTGCACGAAATACAGTTGATACGCTGTCCTACACACGGGAGTTGAAAGCACGTGGGGTGGACGTATTTTTCATCAACGATGGTATCAACACGGCGACCAACGATGGCGAACTTCGGCTGACGATCATGTCTTCTATGGCACAAGATGAGAGTCGCAAAATTTCAGAGCGCGTGAAGGCTGGGCAGAAAATCAGCCGGGAGAAGCACGTTTTATATGGCAGCGGAAACATCTTAGGATACCGCAGGGAGAACGGAACCTATGTTCCTGACCCTGACCAAGCTGAAACGGTAAGACTGATTTTCCAAATGTATTCTACCGGGGAAAATGGGTTGGTTAAAATCGTAAACGAATTATACCGCCTTGGCCGATTGGATGCAGGCGGCCATGTTTCGTGGGACGCTTCCAAGGTGAGCAGAGTTCTACATAATGCAACCTATAAAGGGTGCATCTGTTACAATAAATCCCACAGCGACGGATATTTGACGCAGAAACGTGTTAAAAATCTGGACGAGAGCAGCTACATCTATGTGAAAGGCGACTTTGAGCCTTTGGTGTCAGAAGAAATGTGGGACAGATGCCAGCAGATTCTGTTGTCCCGGTCTGCACGGGTCATCGACGAAAACGGCAAAAAGCACAAATATATGCGGAATACGCCAAAATCTGTCTGGACAGCAAAGCTGCGGTGCAGCTGCGGAGCTGGGTTTATCCAGTTCAAATGGAGAGTAAACCGTGATGGGGCAGTTGTTCACGGATTTCAGTGCTACCGCCGTACACGCAGGCCAAGCATCAGCTACTTACAGGAGCATGGTCTGGATTTGGGTATCAGCTGCCAGATCAAGGCCATCAGTGAATGGAAGCTGGATCTGATGGCATCTAAGGTATTCCAGAATCTGACGTTTGATAAAGGTAAGACCGTCAAAGAGGTATACCGGATTCTGAACCGCTGCATGGCAGAGGAAAAGACTGTGCGCATTTCCAGAAAGGCGATGCTGGAAAACAGCATCGCTAAGCAGAAGGAACGGCTGGGTAGGTATATCGACCTGTGCGCTGACGGAGTTATCACGAAGCAGGAACTGATGGAACGCCGCAAGGGATTGGATGCGCAGATCGCCGAGTTGCAATCCCAGTACGAGAGCATCGAACAGGAGGACGAATGCAGTGGGAGCATTGATATGAAGCTGATTTCTCAGAAGCTGGATGAGTGGCAGAAAGCGGCCAAAACGGATGTCAGCAGGGAACTCATTAACAGCTGTGTAGCGCAGATCACGCCTGTGAGCAATGAAGAATTTCGCTGGGTACTTGATTTTCAACTGTCCGAGGTGAAAGGCATCAATATGACATCTTGTACGATGGACGGCTTTATGGAGCTGGCTCGCTTCGTGATTCCATTTGAAGATGCCAAAGCGTTCAAGGCTTCGCGGAACCAGAAAATCCATAGAAGGGATTGGACTGATCTCACCGTAATAGTAGGAATCCGCTCGAAAATTCATCCGTAAGGGAGTGTGCCGGTTGTGCCGAGTGTGTCAGTGTTTTCAAGAAAACTTTATTATACTTTTATCAGACTATCTATCTCTCTTTCTATACAGACTATCGCTTCTGTTAAAAACAAGAGAAAAGTAAAGAAAAAATGGGAAAATATGGATGATGATATAAAAAGTTTGTTATGAACTTCTGACACAACTGACACACTCGGCACGAATTAAAGCGTATTTCGTAGGATTTTATTTATATATTATCTTATTGAAAAGACCTGAGGAAAAGTTTCGCACTGTCCTCAGGTCATTTATTTTACTGAAAAATGGGAGGTAATACCAATGGCTGAGATCATCGCAAAAGTATCCTTTGAGGCAGCAAAAGCAATCGGAAAGGCCGCTGCTGCACTCATCATCTGGACCGCACATCAACTCGAAAAGAAATAATTATCCATCAAAAACAGGAGGAACTTATTATGCCTGCAAATGTTGAAATCATGTTTTCTGTCCGTGAGACCCCTTGGCATGGCCTTGGCCGCATCGTTATGGAAGCCCCTGCAAGCCGTGAAGCCTTGGAACTGGCTGGCCTGGATTGGCAGGTCGAGAGTCGTAACATCTACTCTGGCAACGGAGCTGTGATCTCCGGCTATCGTGCCAATGTCCGCAGCACCGATGATGCCGTTCTCGGCGTGGTGTCTGACCGCTATCGCATCGTGCAGAACGAGGAAGCATTCCAGTTCACCGACGATCTGCTGGGCGAGGGTGTTACCTACGAAACCGCAGGCTCCTTGCAGGGTGGCAAGAAGGTTTGGATGCTGGCAAAGCTGCCTGAAAAGTACATCATTGCCGGAGACGAAGTGACCCCATATCTTGTGTTCTTCAACAGCCATGATGGCAGTTCTGGTGTCAAGGTCGCCATGACCCCTGTTCGGGTGGTCTGCCAGAACACCCTGAATTTGGCTCTCGGTTCTGCAAAGCGTATCTGGACGGCAAAGCACACCGAAAACGTCCTGCTCCGGGTGCAGGATGCCCGCGAAACTTTGCAGCTTGCCAACAGCTACATGGCAGAACTTGGAAAGGGAATCTATGACCTGACCAACATCAAACTGTCTGACCGCAAGGTGCAGGAGTTCATCAATGAGTTTTTCCCGATTACAGAGGATTTGTCCGATGGCCAGCGGAAGAATAACCTGCGTTTGCAGGAAGATTTGAAGGCCCGCTATTACAATGCTCCTGACCTGTCCTGGGTCGGCAAGAATGGTTGGCGGTTTGTCAATGCCGTATCGGACTTTGCCACCCATGCAGATCCCATCCGTAAGACCCGGAACTACAACGAGAATCTGTTCCTGCGTACCGCAGAGGGAAATCCCATGATTGACCGCGCCTATAAGATGGTGCTGGCCGCAGCATAAAGGAGGTTGCTATGAACGATGTAAACAACCGCATTTTCTACGAATTTTCTGAGTTCCTGAAAGAAACCGAAAGTGTTCCACCTGAGATGCGGGTTTCTCTGGCTTACGAAATTACAATCAAGAGCACCATTGCAAGTGCGCTGATCGACCTTGCCAGCGAAAACAAGCTGGACGAACGCTATTGGAACCATCTGCGGGTGCAGCGGAATATCTTGGATTTTCTGTATGCTCTGTGGCTGGACGATGACCGTACCTTAGTGGATGAGTTTTCCACGATTCTGAAAGACTTGGTGGAATACGATTTCTCCATTGCAGAAGAGCACATGAAAGAGAGGTTGAATATTGCATGAAACGTCTTGTATCTACGCTGAATTTGAGCAAAGAGGATTGGCTGCGTTATCGCAAGTGCGGTATCACTGGAACGGATGCTGGTGCGATTCTGGACGTGAACCCCTATCGTTCCGCATTTCAGATCTACCACGATAAAATCAGCGATACCATTGAGGACATCGACAACGAGGCCATGCGGCAGGGGCGTGACTTGGAGGATTATGTAGCACAGCGTTTCTCCGAAGAAACCGGCTTGAAAGTCCGCAGAGCAAATGCCATTTACCAGAGTGAAGAGCATCCTCTTCTTCTGGCTGATTTTGATCGTCTAATCGTTGGTCAGAAGGCTGGCTTGGAGTGCAAAACGGTATCTCCGTTTTCCGCAGATAAGTGGGCAAATGGCAAGATTCCGGCGCATTATCTGGCGCAGGTTGACCATTACCTCGCTGTCAGCGGATTCGACTGCTGGTATGTGGCGGCTCTGATCCTTGGAAAAGAGCTTATCATCCACAAAATCGTTACCGATAAGCAGGTGCTTACCGATTTGATCGATAAGGAGGAACTTTTCTGGACGCGCTATGTCGTGCCTCATATTCCTCCTGCACCGAACGGCAGTGAGGGTGACACCCAGCAGATCAATCAAATGTACGAAGTGGACGACCGTGACAAAAATGCAGACCTGACCTCTTTGCGTGGTCTGCTGGACAAGCGGCAGGAGCTTTCTGACCAAATCGAGCAGATGGAACAGGAGAAAACGGCTATCGAGCAACAGGTCAAA